TCGTTACACTCTAAATACTATCAGTTATTCAATGATCTAAGACTTCTTCGCGCAAGAGCCAAGAAGAGGTATCAAAGTATTCTCCACGAACGTCATCTTTATTATTCTGGAAAGGCAGAACCAGAGGTTTACGAAAATGATCCTTTCCCATATAAGGTAAGAGAAAAAGATGCATTGCAGAGGTATCTGGATGCAGACGAAAAACTTTCTGAAGCCGAACTCAAGATTGAGTATTACGACACAATGATTGACTTCTTGGAAAATATTATCAAGACGATCCTAAACAGGACGTATCAGATCAAGAATGCTATTGAATGGCAGAAGTTTATTCGTGGCTATGATTAGTATCTCCAAGAAGAATGAAGTATACCTGAAGATTGAGGCAGAACCTCATGTCTTTTATGAACTCAGTGATGAGTTCACTTTCGATGTCCCTGGGGCTAAGTTCATGCCCCAGTATCGAAACAAATATTGGGACGGTAAGATAAGATTATTCAATACACAAACTGGTGAGATCTACGTCGGTCTTCTTGACAAACTTGTAGCTTTCTGTCGAAGATACGAATACGAATATCAGTTTGTAGATAACAAGTTTTACGGAACACCTTTCGAAGAGAACGAGATGGTTTCTCTTGAAGGTGTTGGTGATTATATGAAAACCATCACGAGGTATGAACCAAGACCATACCAGATTGAAGGTGTTCATGATGCATTGAGATTTAATCGAAAGTTACTCATCTCTCCCACGGCTTCTGGTAAGTCGATGATGATCTATTCGATTGTTCGATATATGGTTGACAAAGGTCAGGATGTTCTATTGGTTGTTCCTACAACCTCATTGGTAGAACAGATGTTCAAAGACTTTGAGGACTATGGTTGGGACGCAGAAAAATACTGTCACAAGATCTATTCTGGTAAAGAAAAGTACGATAATCGCCAAGTTACGATCACAACTTGGCAATCAATCTACAAGTTGGAGAAAAAGTTCTTCTCAAGATATGGTTGTGTGATTGGTGATGAGGCTCACTTGTTTAAGTCAAAGTCTCTTGTCAGTATCATGACCAAACTCTGTGATGCAAAATATCGTTTTGGATTTACAGGAACACTAGATGGAACTCAAACTCACAAGTGGGTTCTTGAAGGTCTGTTTGGTCCTGCATATAAAATTATTCGTACTGATGAATTGATTGAGAAAGGTCACCTTGCAAAACTTGACATCAAGATCTTACTCATTAAACACGATCCACATAAATTTGAAGCTTTTGAAGACGAAGTTCAATTTATTATTGGTCATGAAAAGAGAAACAACTTCATCAAGAATCTTGCATTAGATCTCAAAGGAAACACACTGGTTCTTTATAGCCGTGTTGAGAGTCATGGTGAGGTAATTTTCAATTTGATAAATAACTCCGTAACGGGACGAAAAGTATTTTTTGTCCATGGTGGTGTTGATGCCGAACACAGGGAAGAAATAAGAGCTATTACTGAGAAAGAAGATAATGCCATTATTGTCGCGTCATACGGCACTTTCTCTACTGGTATTAACATCAAGAACCTTCACAACGTAGTCTTTGCATCCCCTAGTAAGTCTAGGGTTAGGAATCTGCAATCAATTGGAAGAGTATTGAGAAAAGGAAATAACAAAACAAAAGCTACTCTCTATGATATTGCGGATGATACAACATATGGATCAAGAAAGAATTACACACTAAATCATCTCATTGAAAGAGTAAAAATCTACAATGAAGAGAATTTTAATTATGAAATCATTCCAATCAAGATGAGGCAAACATGAATGATATTTACGCAGTCATCAAATTAGTTTCAGGTGAAGAGATCTTCGGTCAAGTCGAAGAGTTTTATGATGAACAAGTTAAAGCCATTATGGTTATTGATCCTTGTATTATTAAGGAGATTCCATCAAGAAGAGGTAACTTCTCATTCTATAAAGTAGAAGGATGGATCAAGTTAAGTGAAGATAGAATTTTCTGTCTTGAGATGAAACACATTATGTTGTATACAAGATGTGATGATGAAGAGATTATTGCCACATATAAGAAATGGGTAAGGTCTCTAAATAAGGACGATGAAGAGTCATCTGCAATGAAGGTAGGAGTCTCTACATCGATGGGATATGTATCATCTGTTGATGATGCCAGAGAAAGCTTAGAAAGAATCTTTAAGCTTAAAGAGAATTCTTAAAGCTGTCTCTTGAACCCTGGCAGAGTTATTGTACACAGAAATCAATAGCTTGTCAAGCTTTAAAGAATTTGATATAATATCTACATTATTATAAGGATCAATGACAAATGTTGCCAGTAATGACAAAGAGACGCAGATCGGAACACTACGTTAACAATAAAGAGTTTCTCATCGCCATTGTTGAATACAAGGCTATGGTTCGTCGTGCAGCTGAGAATGATGAACCCAAACCGCGTATCACAAACTACTTGGGTGAGTGTTTCCTGAAGATTGCAACTCATTTGTCTTACAAACCCAACTTCGTGAATTACATGTTCAAGGATGACATGATTTGCGATGGTATTGAGAACTGTGTTCAGTACATCAACAACTTTGATCCTGAGAAGTCTAGTAATCCTTTTGCATACTTTACTCAGATTATTCACTACGCATTCCTGAGAAGGATCCAGAAGGAGAAAAAACAACTGGAGATTAAGTCAAAGATTATCGAAAGAAGTGGATATAGTGAAGTTTTCTCAGACGATGGTATGATGGCTGGTAGTGAAAGTGACTACAACACTATCAAAGACAACATTAACTATCGTTATAACCAATGAGTGAAGAATTCTGGATTGATGACTGTTTTCGTGTAAACAAAGAACGGTTTCTTTGGCAATCATATTCAAAAGATGGTACTATTCTTGTCAGTGGACTTACAAAAGAAACTGTAATTCAATGCACAAGATTTTATTTAAAGGGTAAACAAGAAGGGTTTGATGAACCCGTATCTGTTCATTCTGGTTATGTTGGAGGTAAGTTGTGAGTAACGTAAATAAAATTCTCGCAGATATGCAGGCCCAAAACATTGCATACCTCTTAAAAGGAAAACTGTCTAACTGGACAACCACCGACAGATCTGGTAAACTAGTTCATAAAATTGTCATCGAGTATGAAGATCGCAATCATCACTGATCAACACTTCGGAGCCCGTAAGGGTTCCAAGTTGTTTCATGCATACTTTCAACAGTTCTATGATGAGGTCTTCTTCCCAACCCTAGAGAAAGAAGGTATCACCACCGTTGTGGATATGGGCGATACCTTTGACAATCGCAGAGGTATTGACTTCTGGGCTCTTGATTGGGCCAAGGAAAATTATTACAACCGTCTTCAAGAGATGGGTGTGACTGTGCATACCATCATTGGTAATCACACTGCATATTACAAGAACACCAATGATATCAATGCCATTGGATTGTTGTTAAAAGAATATAAAAACGTAATATGTTATAATAAGGTTACTGAGGTTACATTGGGTAATCTCAAGACGTTGTTTATTCCTTGGATTAACCAAGAGAACGAGAAAGAAACCTATGAAACAATTGAAAAGACTGTTTGCTCGTGTGCGATGGGGCACCTTGAGCTCAGAGGATTTAACGCTAATCGATTCGTCGTCATGGAGCATGGTGCTGACCGCGACATATATTCGAAATTCACCAATGTGTTCTCGGGACACTACCACACTCGAAGCGAAAAAGGAAATGTCCGTTACCTAGGAAATCCTTATGAGTTGTACTGGAGTGATGTTGATGATGCAAGAGGTTTCCATATCTTTGATACTGAAACTCTAGAAGTCACTCCAGTCAACAATCCCTTCAAGATGTTCCACAACATCTACTATGAGGATACTCCACATCAACTTATCAATACAAAAGAGTATAAAGATAAGATCGTCAAGGTTGTGGTTCGTAAAAAATCCGATCCTCTTCAATTTGAAAAGTTCCTTGACAAGCTCTACAAATCAAATGTTCATGAACTCAAGGTTGTAGAGAACTTTGACTTTGGTGGGATCTATGACACAGAAGATCTTGAAAGTGATGAGAGTGAAGATACCATCAGTATTCTAAACAGATACATAGATGAATCAGAGGTCTCTCTTGATAAGTCAATCATCAAGAATATTCTTAAGGAGATCTATATCGAAGCTTGCGAGGTCGATTAATGTACATTCTCACCGTCTCAGGAAAAGATGAAAACGGCGCATACGCCGTAGAAAATGATGATGGTGAGAAGACTCTTTTCATGTTTGAAGAACAGGATGATGCAGAACGTTATGCCATGATGTTGTCAATGGCTGATGAAGACTATCCTGTTTTGGAAGTTCATGAAGTTGAAGAAGAAGTTGCCATAAAGGCGTGTGAGATGTATGATTATCCATATGTTGTAATCAGTTCCACTGACTTGGTGATCCCCAAAGATTATGATAAGATTTAAGACTATCAAATGGAAAAACTTTTTAAGTACTGGAAACCAGTGGACAACGATTAATTTTGAAAACAGTGCAACGACACTGATCATTGGTACGAACGGAGCTGGTAAGTCTACGGTTCTTGATGCACTTACCTTCGTCCTGTTCAACAAACCATTCCGTAAGATCAATAAACCACAACTAGTTAACTCTACTAATGAGAAGGATTGTAGAGTAGAGATTGACTTTAATGTTGGTACACGAGAGTATCGTGTAATCCGTGGTATCAAACCTGCCGTCTTTGAGATCTATGTTGACGGTAAGATGTTGAACCAAGATGCTGCAGCCGCAGATCAACAGAAGTATCTTGAGAACAATATTCTCAAACTAAACTACAAATCCTTTACCCAGATTGTTATACTGGGATCTTCCACTTTTGTTCCATTCATGCAGTTACCGGCTGCAGGTCGTCGGGAAGTGATTGAGGATATTCTTGATATCCGTATCTTCTCTGCAATGAATGCAGTGGTCAAAGATAAAATTCGTCAAAATCGTGAGGAGGTAAAGGTCCTTGATCTCAAAAAAGATAACCTTGCGGACAAGGTTGATATGCAGAAAGAGTTTATCCGTCATCTGGAAGAAGAAGCTCAACAAGAAATTGAACGCAAGAAAAACAAAATCAGTGAACTGAACCTGGGTATCAAAACTCTCACTGACAACACTTCTTCTCTTCAACAACAAGAGAACGTTCAAAGATCCACTCTTGAAAGTTTGAGTTTCGACACAACTAAGATCCGTAAGTTGGGTAACCTTCGGGGTAAGATCACGCAGAAAGTATCAACCCTCACCAAAGAGTTGAAGTTTTTTGAAGACAATACGGTATGCCCTACCTGTACTCAATCTATTGAAGATGAGTTTCGCTTAAATAAAATTACTGACGCTCAAAATAAAGAACAGGAGCTTACACAAGGTCTTCAAGATCTTGAGACGGCCATTAAAGAAGAGGAGGAGAGAGAAGGTCAGTGGATTGCACTTTCAAAAGAGGTAAGTAAACTCTCGAATGACATTTCTCAAAACAATACTAGAATTTCTGGGTTACAACGACAGGTCGGCGATCTTGGAAATGAAATTCAAAGAATTACCGATCAGCTACAAAACAGAAATACTGAGCATGAGAAACTAAATCAACTCCAAGAACAACTGAATACAACCTACGATGAACTTGTTCAAACTAAGGAGGATGTAAGTTACAAAGACTTTATTTACTCTCTTCTTAAAGATGGTGGAGTTAAGACGAAGATCATCAAAAAATATCTACCGTTGATCAATCGACAGGTCAATCGGTATCTGCAAATGATGGACTTCTACATCAACTTCAATCTGGATGAAGAGTTCAACGAGAAAGTCCAATCTCCAATCCATGAGGACTTCTCCTATGCTTCGTTTTCTGAGGGCGAGAAGATGCGTATTGACCTCGCCCTTCTTTTCACTTGGAGAGAGGTAGCTGCCTTCAAGAACTCCACCAACACTAATCTGTTGATCATGGACGAAGTGTTTGATAGTTCTCTGGATGGTTTCGGTACGGATGAGTTCCTGAAGATTATTCGTTACGTCATCAAAGACGCAAACATCTTTGTTATCTCTCACAAGGATGGGCTCCAAGACAAATTCCAAAGTGTCATACAGTTTGAAAAAGTCAAAGGTTTTTCCCGTATGGTGTCCTGAGACACCAGAGAACAATGCAGGTCCCCAACAGGTATCACCACTCTAAGAAGGAACAGAAGATCAAACTCAAACCTCAAAAGTTGAGACAGTCTCGCGCACGTCTCAAGGCTCTTAAGAAGAAGTACCAAATAAATACTTAGAAAAGTGTTGGTGGGATGAAGACTTTTAGAGAGTTTGTAGAACACATTGAACTCATTAATGAAAACCCAGTGTTGAGAGCAGCTTTGGGTGGTGCCATGATGAGTGGTTTCCCAAAGGGTGTGGTTGATACTTTGAAAATTATGAATAGATTGCCTGTTAAGGCACCAGCTATTCGTGCTCCTCTGACAACTCCTAAACCCACACCAGTACCAACAATCAAGAGAGCTAGTAATCCAATTGCTGCAACTGTTCAAGCACTAACCAATCTTCAAGGATCAACCCCTCAGTCTGGACCTGCCGCAGAACGCGCAAAGGCAAATAGAGAGGCTGAGATCCAGAGAAGATATGGTGATGCAATGAACAAGACACCATCTCGTTTTGGTAAGGCTGGTCCAGATGTTCCTAAACCTGCAACTCCAGAGCAAGGCGTTGGTACAAAACCAAGAGTTGCTGAACCTTATACACCACCAAGACCTACTGCATCTAAAGTAGAACCTAAAGTACAACCAAGATCAGTAACCACAGAGAGACCACCCGCACCTAAACCAAAACCATCTGGTCCTATTACCACTGCACAAGCTGGTGATAACGTTGGTACTCCTAAGTCTGCGGTTTCTACCTACAGAGATAAAGAAGATACCAAAGGTCTTTCGGTTGGTAGATACAAAACTCTTGCACAACACCGTGCTGCAGTTGAGGCACAAAAGAACAAGAAGTAGGTGGACAGTCTGGGAACTGGCCCTAGACCCCTTGGCGACCCCGCCAGGGGGTTTATACTATGTGCATACCGATGAGACACCATGACCGTCAAGTTTGAAATCAAAGACCAACTGGCTCGTCTCCTTGCACAAGAAGACCTGATAGTAGAACATAAAAACTGTGAGACGGCTCAGTTCAACGTTGAGACCCGCGTACTGACCCTCCCTAACTGGAACCGTGCGAGTGAGACTGTCTATGACCTTCTGGTGGGTCATGAGGTTGGTCATGCACTCTATACTCC